TCAATAGAATTAATTTCATTTATTTCATTAATAATAGAATCTAAATTATAATAATTAAATCTAAAATCTTTTACTTTATCTATTTGTGTAAATTTTTGATTTAATAATAAGTTACAACCATATCCAACTAAATCATTACTATGAATAGATATTATCATTTGTTTTCCTTTTGCGATTCTAAGTGATTTAATAACTCTTGATATTCTAAAACCTTTTCAGGCGATAAATTATATTTTTGTTGTAGATACAAATTATCATATTTAGATTTCTTAAAACTAGGGAATTTAATAAATTTAATTCTTTGCTGTTTAGCAAAATCTGATATTATATCAAATTGAACTTCATCAGGTATAAATTGACTATAATAATTGAAAAAGTCGGCTATTTGTAAAGTTTTTGTATTACCTGATAGCCATCTACAAAACATAAAAGAATTAAATTTTTTCTTTTCGTCTAGTGATAAGTCATTAAATTTACAATCAGATGTAAGACATTTTGAAAATACATTAAACATTATTTAATCCCCTAACCTATAATAAGTATTAATCCTACTGAAACACAGGCTACAATCATACATATTACTATGATACTTATAAACATCTTATCTATACAATCCTGTAAATTCATTTTATCCCCCTTTATATCCAACCACAATTATCAGCAGTTAGCGGTATTATATCAGATTTTTGTGATGATAAATTCTTAAATTCTATTATTAAAGTATTTAATTCATAATGTTTTAAATACATCTCTAACTTCTCTAAATTAAAAGTAGTTGCAGAATTATTATACTCCCTAATAATATCTGTTTCTATTTTAGCAGGAATCCCACCTTCTAAAACTAAAACTTTATTTCTATTATATTGAATTCTATATAAAGGATTAGAATCTAAAAACTTATCTAAACTTCCAAATTCTTTAATTTTCTTTAATAATGTGGCTTCGCCAAATCTAGGATTATCAAAAATATCTAATTCATTTTTCTTATTAAGTTTATTATAATCACTAAATATTGATTTATCTTTAAGATGATAATATTCTAATTCAGTAATATTAATATTTTTTGATTTAAGATATTCTTTAAAATTTTTACTAAATATTGTATTATCAGTTATTTTAGGAACATTATCTGAAACATCACCTAAACATATATGGCAAAGTTCCCAATGTTCGCCTTTATCTGCTTCTGTAATAAATTTATTAGTAATAGCCGAATATTGTTTAACATCGCCAAAATGATGAAGTTGTATCATATCTTTATCAGGACTATGAATTAATATCTTTTCAAATGGTGCATATCTTTTAGTTAATACTGCAATTAAATCATCTGCTTCAGCACCTGGAACTGCAAAAGATTTAAAAGGTGTATAATCGTTAATTACCTTTACTAATACGTCTAAATGTTTAAAAACTTCTTGATAATTAACTTCAGATTCTTCTCTTATTGCTTTACGTTGTTCTTTATATTCAGGGTATAATTCTTTACGCCAATATGCTCTTGAATGGTCGTCTAAACAAATAACTAAATCTTTATATTCAGCATTATAAAATCTATATACTTCTAATAATTCTGTTAAAATTTTATGAATACAAAGATTTATATATTCAGATGTTACGTATTTTTTATCTTTTTTATGTGGATTAGTATTTTTAATTGCTGTAAAGATTGAACGATGTATAAGAGAACTAAAATCATATAATATCATTATGTTTTCCTTATTTAAATTTTTTTATATTAGGTATTAGTATAACAGGGGATTGTTTAAAATCCCCTTAATTGATTTATTTTGATAATCCGTTAATCAAAGCGTCTAGTTCATCATCTACTGAAGTAGCAGGTTGTGCTTGTGTTGCAGTTGGTGTTGGAGCAACAGGAGTCACAGGTGGCTGAACTTGTGGTGCAGGAGCAGTCAAGCCTGTATCAAACGGAACTTCATCAGGTTGTGAAACTTTAACCTGTGTTTGTTGTGCAGAACTTGTAGCACTAGGTGTTTCAGCGTCTTGAAACATAACATATTTAAGTCTATTTTGCAAGAAATCATATGTTTTATAGTTTGCTTCATCTAAGAACCAAGACAACTTATGGCAGTGTGTCGTAATATCTGATATTGCTTCTTCAACAGAATTATAAATTGCTGAAGGTTGGTCGTCACATTTTGAACTATCATAATCAATTAGTCCATTTGAGCCTTTTTTAGATATAAGCATAAAGTTATATCCATTAATAGGGTTAAATAGATTTTTAGGTTTAATACCTAGTTTTTGTTGTGATTCAGGCGGTTGTAGATAACCTTGAATTGCTTGTGCCATTTTATAAGACATATCTAGCAAGAAAATCTTACCATTATTTTCAGGATTAACAGGGTCGTTAATTACTTTAATATTAGTAATATATCTTGTTGCTCTGTTGAATTTTTTAGATTCTTCTTTTTGTCCTGAATTGTAAAGTTTTTGCCACGCTTCAAAAAATGGGTCAGGTTTGCCTATTGTTGTAGGACTCCACTCATTACAAAATCTTTTTTTGCCATTTTTAGTAAATGTTGTATTGATTCTAAAGACTTTTTGGATTGTTCCCATTGAGCCGTCTTCACGCTTTTCGCCATCAGGCAAAAATCTTATCAACGCTGAACCATTGCCTTCTTTGTCTTTAGGTAGGTTGTAAAAACGCTTGTCGCTGTCATAATCTGACTTTGCAAAAGGGTCATTATCCCCTGTCATTTTGTTCCAATCAAATACATTATCAAATTCACTCATAATTTTATCCTTTTCAATTTTCTATTTTCAAATTTCTATTTTTCAAATATTAAATAATTATTAATATATTATTAAAAATTTATTAATAATTAAAACCTTTTGCTAATCTTGTCTAAGAATTGCTATAACAATTTTAAACACATCAGTTATAAAAACAAGTCTGTAAGCGTCTTTTACTTCATTATATACCACCTTTACTTTGTAATTTGTAACAGGAATTTTATTAAATAATTCTGTTTTTATTCTTATATTAAAATTCTTTGATGAAGTATTAAAATAAGATTTAGAATAAGAATTTGATGAAATAGCGTATTTATTATTTAACACTAATTTAAGTGTCGTATTTCCGTCAATTGCATTAAATTCTAAGCCGTCTAAGTCACTAAAGATACTATATGCTTTTGAAATTTTTGAGATTTCATCTGAACTTAAATCAAATTCTGCTACACTTGGAAAATTAGCAGTAGATTCAACAATATTAGCAGGTTTCTCATAAGGTTTAAGAGTAAATTCATCTGCTAGTAAATAAACTGCTGAATCTGTATTATCTGATGAAGTTATAGTAATTTTTTCATTATCTGCTTTAATACTAGGATTTTCGCCAAATAAAGACAATAATTTAAGTAATTTAGATAATTCAAATATACCTAAATTGTCAAATTGTTCTGAATCTAGTGCTTGCATATCAACATTTACTAAAATTTCAGATGATTCTGATGAAATAGTAGTAACAGGATATTTCAAAATTACCTTATCAGATATAGCATTAATTTGTCTTAAGACTTTCTGTGTTGCTAAATTTAACATTATTGTGTGTTGCTCCTTTCTGTAAATTTATATATTAATATGTTACTATAAATTGTCTTATAGTTGTCTTAATCCGAATAGCATTTGACCTATTGCATTATAAAATTCAGGGTCATTTCTTACTATTCTTATAAAGTTATCTGTTGTGTCTTTAAATAGTGTAGCACCACCACCAACTATACAAAGAAAATCTGCTTTATCCAAAAATGAAGGAAACTTCTCTTCAACTAATTTAAGTAAAGATTTTAAGTATTCTTTCTTAGTTGTTTCAACAAATTCTTTATAATCGTATTTTGAACCACGCAATTTATAATAGCCTTGTTCCATTATTTGTCTTGCTTCTTGTAAAGTAATTTGTCTATTGTGTGATTTATAGATTTCTTGTGCTATTTTTGACGCAACTAACATCATACCTTGACGTTCTTCGCCATACCATAAGTTCGAATCTGTTACACCATCGCTAATTGATAGCATATCAATCGTATTCTGACCTACGTCTAAAATTATATAGTTCTTTGTTCCCAAAAATTCTTTTTGCTCTTCAGGAAACTTATTACCATATTTGTCAATTGCAAGTTTTGCACCTGCTCCTTGTGGTAGAACATAAACTTTTTCAAATTTATAGTCTGTTTCATCTATTGTAAAACTTTCCAATCTTGCTTGAAAATATCCTGAATAATTAATTTGTGCTATTGATAATCCTGCAACAATAATATCAGGGGTAATTCCGCATTTTTTGATTGTGTGTTTAAGTAACAACGGAGCATAATATTCTAAATTTTTATATTCTGTAATATCTATCATATTTTGAGATGGTAAATGTTTTGCTTCATCGCCAACCATATAATAGTTATCATCATATTGATAAATCTTATCATTTTCAACTTCATTAACTTTTTTTGTAATTCCTATTAATGAAGGGAATTTAAATTTTTTTAATATTTCGCCATATTCATTTGCTACTACGACTTTTACACTAGAATAGCCTAAATCTAATCCCATTATATACATTAAATGTCCTTATGTTAATTTAATGAATTTATAGTGTATCGCACTCTTATTCGCCTGTAACGCTTCAAATATCAAGTATCGACCTTATCAAATAGAGTAAAGGGGATTTTGATAATCCCCTAGTAGTATTAAAGTTCAAAGGTTGATGAAACTTTAAGCGATACTTTCTTGCCTGCAGGTTTAGTCCAAGCCTTACCATTTGTAACGCCTTTACGCTCTTTAGTGGCTCTTACTTTAAGTTTGCCAAGTTCAGGCAATACAACTTCATCGCCTGCTTTAAGTGCAGGGATAATAATTTCACTGAATAGAAGTTCAATAATTCCTTCTGCTTCAACCTTTGTGCTGTCAAGTTTTTCTGCTAGTTTAGCAACCAACTCTTTTTTTGTCATATGTGACTCCTTGTGTTAAATTTTTAAATTTTGCATATTATCCGCTATTTTAACATCTCTGTCAATATCAGGGATAACAGGCTTTTGTATGATTTCTTGACTACTTAGATTGTTAGATGTTTCTGTTGATTCTAAGTAGTTGTTAAAATCAATCGGAACATCTGTATTATCAATAGTAGTATCAGCGGTATCATCTTGTTTAGTTGTTTTACGTGATTTAGGTTTAATAGTTTTATTAGTAGTATTTGAATTAGAATTTATAATATTAATTTCTTCATCACTATTATTAGAACTTTCATCAAATTCTAATATAATTCTCTTTAAATTAGTTGTATCATCTATATTAATAATCATCTTATAAATTCCTTTATTTAAATTGATGATATTATATAAAATTGATTATTAAATAAACCTTAAAATTTAATCAAAATAGTAAGTTTTTAGGGAGATTTTGGTATATTTTTTAAAAACGTCCGAATACAGGGTCAGGATTTTCCATATATTCTTTAGTTTCTAAATCTTGTTCTTCTTTGATATTTGTCAATTCATCAAAGTAAGATTCAAGCGTTTTAAGTTCATTAGTATCTAAATAATCATTATCAGTAGAATTTGAATTAAACATATCAGAACTTAATTCATCTTGCTCTTTAAAATGATAACTTCTACATTTTAATCTATAACAATTCTTAAGATTATTAAACATAAATAAATTGTTTATACTAGGAGTTTCAACTTTTAAATCAGTTATTTCTAAGACTTTTTGCGATGGCAAAACAATTAGAGAATTAACAATTTTATCTAATTCTATATTATGGTCTTTAAAAATTTTATCAAAACTAAATTTAGATATATAAATATCTACATTTGTTTCGCCCATAAAGCCAAAATTTGATGATAAGGCTTCGCCTGCTTCATATTCATCAGCATTATCAGGGAAGCCGTAAATTTCAAATATAGAAGTGTTATCAACCTTTAAATGTGAAAAATCGCCGAAAACTGAATCTTCGTTGATTTTCTCTGATAATATCAATTTTAGTGGAACTCCATAAATTCTTATTACTTCGTCTGCAAGCGTTGCATTTAATTGATATTCATTTAAAGGTATATTTAAATTCATTAGTTTCTAAGTGCCTTAAAGAAATTTTTAGATATATCGTTATTATATATTTCTGATGTTGTTTTCTTAGCATTTGCTAAACCAACAAAATCAATAATACCTATTCTAAAAGATACTAAATTTTCATCTGAATGAAACTTAACATCTTTTAAATTGCTAGAGTTAGTCAAATTTTTTATAATTGTTTGTCTAAGTGTGCTTATAATAGTATCATTTAATTCAGTATCAACACCATTAAAATACAAAGTCAATTCATAAACATACTCGTCCTGACCGTTATAAACAAAACTATCATCTAAATCAACATCTTTAGCAAAAGGACTTAAAGATTTATCTAAAGTTTTAAGAAAACTACAAAAATCGTCATATGTTACTCTTTTAATAGTTGCTTCAGTAAGTAGTTCTTTTTTGTAAAAATCTTTAAAACTTGAACCGCTAGGCTTTGTTGATTCTTCTAGTAGTTCATTTTGATAAAAATCTTTAAAAGTTTGCATTTAAAATCCTTATTTTGCTTTTTCAATATTAGATATCAAAACATTAATATTATTATTAATTTCTTTGAGAACTGAACCTTTAAATTCAATTCCTTCATCTCTAGCATTTTTAGCAACTTGATAAATTGTTGTCAAGCAATCTCTTAATTCATCTGCTAAATCAGTATTTTTAGATTCTGTTAATTCTTTTTGATAAAAATCTTTAAATGTTTGCATATTAACTCCTTAATTATCTTACTTTTGTAAAAAATTCTTTTTTAATTGCTTCGTGTGTGGCTTTAATTATAGAACATTTTGAACTATAAAAACCAAGCAAACCTACTCTTATTGTAAGTTCATCATCATAAAATTGAACTACGTGTTCTACTTTATAACCTTTAAAATGAAGATTAAATATAAATTCTAATCTATGCTTAATTGTGTCTAACATTGATTTATCAAAATATAATTCGCCAACATAAACACCATCATAACTTACATTATCTTTATATTTTAATTTAGATTGACTACTTAATACATTAAATTCAATACTTATTTTTTCTAATAAATCGATAGCGTCATCATATGGCAAATCCATTACACCTTGATGTTTATATGATTCATTTAATGATTTTTGTTGTTCTATTTTATAGAAATCCTTAAAGGTCTTCATTAATTAATCCTTAAATATTATATTTTTTTGTTTAGTTTGTGTTACTGAACTATTTATCTGTGATATTATATTATTTTTGCTTAATTTTTCTTTAGATATAAAAAGATTAAATTCAATATAATTCAATTTTGAAAAGTTATATTGTATATCAATTTTTCTATTTTGAATTATATTATCAAAGTTCCTATTTAATTCATTTTTAACTACTTTATCAACGTTATCATCATTTGAATAATCAAAGTTATCTGATTTAATGAAAAATCCTAACATTATTTTATCTGATAATACATTTACTTTAATTAATATTTTATAACTAGGATATTTTAAATTTAAATTATATGATAAATCATTAATAAATTTTAACACCTTGCCAAAATCAAGCAAATTGTTGTAATTTTGTGTTATATTGTCTTTTGGCAAAGAACCCCTTAAATCAAATAAAGCATTATAAATTTTATTATAATATGATTTTGCTATATCTACGCCTAAATCATTTAATTGTTGTTCTATTACTACTACTTCTTGATATAGATTTGTAATTTTACGTTCATAATCATTTCTGTAATAACTATTTTGTATTTTTTCGTCTAATTTAGCCTTATTGCATTCTTCAATGTAATAATCCTTAAAACTTTTCAAATTACGCCTTTCAAATCCTAATGGTGCTTCAACGCTTGCAATATCGCCTGAATCTGTTTCATTTACTGCGTTATATTTGAACTCTTGAAAATTAGGAATTGATTTAATTCTAGTTATAAAAAAATCTGCGTCTGACTTATCATCAGAATTAAGATAAAATTTAAATATAAATTGTTCTTTATTAAATAATCTAACTTGTTTAAAATCTAATATATCATTTAGATGATACTTAGCCCTAAGTGAGTTTATAAATTTATAAAAATATTCGTATTCAATATTTTCAATTTTAATAAAATACAATTTCTTTGTATCATCATCTACATCATAAAATAAATTGAAATCATTAATTTTTTGTTGCTTTGCTATCTCTGATAATAACAATCCTAGTTTTTTCTGTGTAGAAGCATTTTCAAATAAATCATAATTATTAAAGTCTAACATTAAATATCCTTTACCACCTATTTCTTAATTTTCTTAAGATAATCTCTTTTTTCCCAAACAAGATTACAAAAATCAACTATAAATTTCTTAGTCAATGTAACTTTACTGAAATTCTTAGGTTTCTCTTCGTTGTCATCTCTTTTATATTGTAGCATATTGTATCTATCAACTATACCTTTGCACCATCTTTTATAATTTTCAACTAAATAATCATTGTCAAATGGCACTGACGCTTGTTTTCTGTCAATATCTCTTATCATAAAATGTATCATTGTTAATACATCATCAAGACTTGATGAATCACTAATTTCGATATCATATTGCTTTGTTTTATAATCTGTTCTTACACAAAATTCTAAAACTCTGTTTTCAGGCGAATTAGGATTTACAGATTCTGATATTAGTTGATATTTTTTTGCATAAGTATAAACTTCTTTTTTCTTACTATAAACATAATTAACAAATTTACTAACAAATACAGGGGAAAATTTTATTTTCTCTTGATTTACTCTATTATATATTGCAACTGCTTTTTGAGTGCAATAATAAAGATAATCGTATAGGTCTATATCATCTTTTTGAATTTTATTTAAATCAATAGAATCTTTATATTCTCTTTTATCAAGTTCTTTATTTATTTGATAACAATTATCAAGAATAGATAATTTAAATCCATATCTACTATCTTTTACAACAGACATATCAAGAAAATAACTATATAATACTACTTCATCATTTGCAACTTCATTTAATTCTGAATTTTCTGCTATGCTATTCAATAAATCCATAAATTTACTCATTTGTTTTCCTTTAATTATTCTTGCTCTGCAACATAATCTTCATAATCTACATCAATTATTTTAGTGGCAACTTCTTTGCGTTCTGAAGGACTTAGTTTAATAGCACCATATTTTTTAGTATATACTTTTGTATAATCTTGGATAATTCTATCAAGACCTTTAATAGCAAGTGCTTTGTCAAATTGACCTTTTTTCTGTTTTTTGTATATAGTATTAAAATAATAATTTAATTGCTTATATACATCGCCATCATTTTCCATTGCTGTTATAATTTCTCTTATTTTTTCATCAGAATCATTTTCTAGTAATAAATCCATAAATTTACTCATTTTATACTCCTTAATTTTTATTGAATATAATCTCTTAATTGTCTTAGAAATATTGAAACTTCATTTCCTAATTTATCTAATCTTATTTTTGAATCACCTGAATTAAACTTTGATTCTTTAAGTGCTTGCTTTTCACACTCTTCATTATAAAAATCTTTAAATGATGAACTCACTTTTTATCCTTATTGTATATAATTTTTTATATTTCTAATTATAGCATTAAAATAATTTGATTTTGATTTATCTATATCAATGTTTTGATTAAATTGTTTTTGGATAGACGGCAAAACATTATTGAAATTAGATAAATCTATATTATCGTATTTAATTTTTATACCATATCCAACTAAAGAATTTTCATTGTCGATTACGATTTTAACATCAACATCTAATCCGTCTTTTTTCAATTGTTCTCTAAGTAAATCGCTTTCGCTTGATACTAATTTAGATATTGTCTTGATATCGTCAAAATAAAAAATCATTTCGCATTTTTTCTTATCTATTTCAGAAACCAATTTAACATTCTCTAATTTCATTGATTTATTAATCAATCTCTCAAAACTATAAAAAATATCAAAAAATAAATCAAATGCAGTTCCTGCTTCATTTAGTGATGATTCTTTTAAAATTTCGTGATTATAAAATGTTTTAAATGTATTTTGCATTTTATTAGCCTTTTTATTTTTT